GTTGTACAGCGACAGGCGCTGAATGCTGAGCAGATGTTCTGGACGGAACTGTCGGCGGAAGTCCCCGATTGGCGCGAGATCAACGCCAACCAGAACTTCCACAGCTGGCTGCTCGAAGTCGACCCGCTGTCCGGCATGACCCGGCAGACGTACCTCGACAGCGCGCAGAACCAGCTCGACGCCCGTCGTGTCGGAGGTTTCTTTCGTACGTGGCAGTCGCTGAATGGTAATTCTGTTGCCCAACAAACTCGGAACGTAGCTGCCACTCAACTCGAAAAACAGATCGCACCCGGGCGTGGGCGCACAGCTGCTGGTACCACAACTGGTAATGCAGCCAAGCCTTACACTCGCACAGATGTCGCCAAGTTCTTTGACGATGTGCGGAAAGGTCTGTATAGGGGGCGGGAGCAGGAGCGTGACCGGATCGAGCGCGACATTTTCGCTGCACAGCGAGAAGGTCGTATTACGTAACCTGACGACAGAGAGGATGTAACTGTTGCTTGACTTCCGACCTCAACTTACGCATACGCTAGGGGATAAACTTAGCGGAGGCGGACGTATGGGACCGGAATATCTCGCGGGATTTTTTGATGGCGAAGGGTGCATAGACGTACAGCGCAACTATCCGAAGGGTAGGGAAGGGCAGCTGTACGTGCGTCCGAGGGTTAGGCTTGCTTTGGCGAACAGCTGCAGATTCGTTCTCGAACGACTGCAGACCACGTACGGGGGCCACCTACTCGGGCGCAATTCTGGGGGGCGCAACCAGCAAGACTCTACGAGCTGGGAGCTTCTTTCTAAGGCCGACATGCACCAAGTGCTGCAGCACATACTGCCGCATCTAGTTATCAAGAAGGCGCAAGCGGAGCTCGTACTGTGGTGGCTCGACAACGCGTCGGGTCGTTACAGTGGGCGCGGCGTGGGCGCCAGAGTCCCAGAGGCGAGACAGTATTTTGTGGACGAGTTAAAAAAGATGAAACTCGACCCACTTCGTGCTAGTCATGCTGCAGTAGCGCATCTTTCCGAGTTGCTACGCTAAGTGAAAGGACATTCCATGGCGTATCCTGTAGCCCCCGGGCGCCCCGACTATTCGGGTAACTTCCTGCCAGAGATTTGGTCGGGTAAACTGATCGAGAACTTCTACGACTCCACCGTGCTTGCTGCCATCAGCAACACCGACTACGAAGGCGAGATTCGCAATCAGGGCGATACGGTCAACATCCGTACCCAGCCCAACATCACGATCCGCGAGTACGTCAAGGGTCAGAACCTCGTCGTGGAGAACCCCGACGCGCCGAAGCTGCAGTTGGTCATCGACAAAGGCGAGTACTTCTCCTGCGTCGAAGACGACATCGACCGTGTCCAGTCGGACATCAAGTTGATGGACATGTGGTCGAAGGATGCCTCCGAGCAGATGAAGATCAAGATCGACCAGCGCGTGCTGACCGACATGCTGCCGGGGATCGGCGCCCTGAACAAAGGTGCGACCGCTGGCCAGCAATCAGCAGCCTTCAACCTCGGCACGACCGGCTCTCCGCTGACCGTGACCAAGGACGGCGCCAGCGCCACCACCTCGGTGGTTGATCTGATCGTGGACATGGGCACCGTCCTCGACGAGGCCAACGTCCCCGAGTCGGACCGCTACCTGATCATCCCGGCTCGTATGGCTGGCCTGATCAAGAAGTCGGAACTGAAGGACGCCTCGCTCACCGGCGACAGCATCACCCCAGTCCGCAACGGCCGTCTCGGCATGATCGACCGCTTCACACTTTATGTGTCGCACAACCTGAACGTTTCTTCGGGTAAGACGTCGATCATCGCCGGCCACAAGATGGGCTTCACCTTCGCGTCGCAGATGACCGAGATGGAAACGCTTCGCGCGCAGTCCACCTTCGGCAACATCATCCGCGGCCTACAGGTGTACGGCTACAAGGTTGTGAAACCCGAGGCGCTGGCGCAAGCCGTCGTCCAGTTCGCATAAGGAGACCTGATCATGGTTGCGTACACTGACTCCCTCGGGTTCTATAAGAACTCGGCTGGCTTCACCGCCAACTACACTGACCGCGTCAGCGTCACCGAGATCGAGCTCGATTTCGCCAAGATCGCTGCTGCTCGGACCGCTGCTGGCGCCACCGCGCTGACTTCGGCCGATACGCTGGTGATCGGCGAGCTGCCCAAAGGCGCATTTGTTCTGTCTGGCGTTGCGACGCTGGAGAAGGCAGAGGGCGCCGCGGGTAACATCGACGTCGGCATCGGCGGCGGGACCGTTGACTTCTGGGTTGACGGCTTCGATCTGAACGCTGCAGTGGGCACCACCGGCGGCTATGCCGACGCGACGGCCTACTACTGCGCGGTGAACACCAACATCCTGCTGACGCTCAACTCCGCCAGCATCGACGTTGCCCGCGTCAGGGTCTCGCTGGCAGTGGTCAACATGGGCGCTGACCTCGGCGTCATCCCGTCGGCCTAACGGTGGGGGCTTCGGCCCCCATCTCCCCCAGAAAGGAGACTGAACATGGGTGTTTATACAGGCATCTCGCAGGACAACGTGCGAATCAACAGCGGCAATGCAACTCTGCAGTCGCTGACTGTTACGGGTACTGCGTTGATTACCGACTCTGTCCTGAGCAAGCGTACACGCTTCACGGTTGCGCAGGTAAACGCAGGGGCGACGATCGTACCCGCAGTTACGGGTAAGGCCATACGCGTGGTCGGCGCCAAGGTGATCGCCATTGGTGGCGCTGCTGGTGCAGTGACCACGGTGGACATCATCGGTACCCAGACCACTGCTGCGAAGCTCGTCGCTTTTGCTCAGGCCAACCTGACACGGAGCACGGTGCTTACTGATGGCGGCACAGGTGCTACTGTCCTCGCGGATGGGGCGTCCTATGTCGCGAACGACGTGAGCACGGCCGTTACCATCGGCAAGACGGGCAGCGACGTGACGACCGCGACCCACATCGACGTAATTCTGCAGTACGTCCTTGTCTAACACAGGTCAGGCCCTCCGGGGCCTGACTGCTTCATGAGAGGATAGACCATGCCCGGCAAGCGGATCAAGAACCTCACGGCTCTCTCTGGTGCAGGTAGCGCCAACGACGATGATGTCGTGATCTTCGACACGACTGCCGATACCACCAAGCGTATCTCGCGCTCGCAACTAGCTGAGGGTATGCAGGCAGATGTGCAGGTTCTGACCAACAAGACCTTGGCCCTTGGGTCCAACACAGTGACCGGCACGACTGCCCAGTTCAACACCGCGCTGACTGACAACAACTTCGCCACACTGGCAGGCTCGGAAGTTCTGACCAATAAGAGCTTTGCGTCTGCCAAAGGGCTATCATCTACGGCTACCCCGGCTAATAACATTTTCGGGTTCGTTGATATTGTAGGCACAGCAACTTCGGCTGACGTGACCTTTGGGACGGCGGAAACTGATACTGCTTACGGGGTTATGTTCGGAGCGTTGACAACTGCGGGCACTCCGGCAGCAGGGTCCCATAATGCCTATATGACTGCCCGCGCCACAAGCGGCTTTACTATAAATGCGCAGGTCGCACCGGGTGTCGGGAATACTGTACGCGTCCATTGGATGCTGATGCGGTGATACACGTAGATAAGTCTCTACACTTCCTAGCTGCCATGCTGCCCGCGACACTACTGTAAGGACCAACCACCATGCCAACGAACCTGACGTCTCAGAAGGTCAAGGACACCTACAACCAGCTCCTCCATGTGGATGGCGGTCCTGAAGCCAGTGAGAAGACTGTCTACAGTGGGACGGGGGTAGCCACGGCGCTGAAGGTTGGGACGGGGTCTGCCTCGGTGGATAACGTCCAGCTGAACGGCAACACGATCAGCACGCTCGACACGAACGGGGACCTCGTCCTCGCGCCCAACGGCACGGGCTCGGTAAGCGTGGCCAAGGCAGCCATCACCGGCGGCACCATTGCAGGGATCACGGACCTCGCCGTCGCTGACGGCGGCACAGGGGCGTCCAGCGCCTCGGGTGCACGGACCAACCTCGGCCTTGGCACGATCGCTACGCAGGACGCCAATAGCGTCGCCCTCACTGGTGGCACGATCTCAGGCGTAGTGTTCTCGGGCAGCTTCACGGGCCTCACCCTGATTGAATCTGCTACACTGGCCACGAGCGCTGCGGCCGCAGGGGTTAACCTCAACGGCAACACGCTGGCTGCCGACGGCACCGATACCAACATCGACATCAACATCACGCCCAAGGGGACGGGCGAGGTGAACCTGCCTAAGGTGGACATCGACAGTGGGGTTATCGACGGTACTTCGGTTGGTGCGACTACTGCGTCCACAGTCCGCGGCACGACGGTGCTCGCCACGCAGGCTGTGGGGTACACCACTGGAGCGGGTGGCACTGTCACGCAGCTGACTAGCCGAACGACCGGGGTTACCCTCAACAAGGCCTCAGGTGCAATCACCCTCTTTGCCGCAGCGATCGCGGGGCACGAGGCCGACGAGTTCACCCTCACCAACAGCGAGATTGGTGCCAACGACGTGGTCGCCCTGTGCATCAAGTCCGGGTGCGCGGCTGGCACGCGCAAGTACTACCAGACCCACGTGGTCGAGACGGCAGCCGGCTCCTGCGTGATCTCCGTGGGCAACATCGACAACGCCAGCGTTCCGAGCGTAGGGACCGACACCCCCGTGCTGCAGTTCGTCGTCATCAAGGGGGTGGTCGCGTAATGGCCAAGACTCCAGCGTGGACCCGGAAAGAGGGAAAGGACCCCAAGGGTGGCCTCAATGCGGCCGGCCGGGCGTCCTACAACAAGGCCAACCCGGGTAAGCCCGGACTGAAACCGCCGGCTCCGAACCCCAAGACCAAGGAAGACGAGGGTCGCCGGAAGTCGTTTTGCGCCCGCATGTCTGGGATGCCCGGTCCAATGAAGGACGAGAAGGGCAAGCCGACGCGGAAGGCGCTATCCCTCAAAGCATGGAACTGCTGACATGGCCAGTCCCAAGCCCACCAACCCTGCGCTCTGGTCCAAGGTCAAGGCTGCGGCCAAGGCCAAGTTCGACGTGTACCCCAGCGCCTATGCCAACGCATGGGCCTCGAAGGAGTACAAGAAGCGCGGCGGCGGCTGGAGCGGCCCGGATAACCGGGTGAAGAAATGAGCAAGGGTGGGCTAGGCAAGTGGTTCGGAGAGAAGTGGGTCGACACCAAGACCGGCAAGGAGTGCGGTCGCTCCGGGTCTGAGAAGTCCTCACGTGCCTACCCCGCCTGCCGCCCGGCCGCGGCTGCTGCCAAGATGACTGCCGGCGAGAAGCGCACCATGGCGGCCAAGAAGACCGGCCCCGCGCGCAAGTCGTGGCCGGTGTCACCGTCAGGAAAAAGGAAGTGATATGCCAACCAAAGCACAGACAGCCAAAGTTGCCAAGGTCATGGGTGAGTACAAACGCGGCACCCTGCACGGTGGCATTGATCCCAAGGGTCCGAAGAAAGCTCCGGGCGTGAAAAGTCGGAAACAGGCCATCGCCATCGCGCTCGGCAGCGCGGGCATCGCCAAGAAGGAGAAGAAGTGATGCAGTATCTGCGCAATAAGAATGACGGGTTCATCTACGAGTGGCACCCGGTGCTCGCCAAGAACCCTCTGTGCGAGGAAGTGACCGAGCAGGAAGCGTATCCGGAGCGCTTCATGACGACGTCCGTGGAGAAGGCCAAGAAGCGCACGAAGAAGATTGAGCTCGTAGCTGATGACAACCTGACCGAACCGGTGTATAGTTCGGCGGAACTGTCGGCAGACGCATCGAGGAACTTGCCTGAATGACGCCAGCGGAGGTCATAACTGAGGTTCGCCGTCTGGTGCAGGACCAGCTGGTTCCGTATCGCTACAGCGACGCGGTGCTATTGGGGTATGTCAACCAGTCGCTGCAACGTATGGCGATCCTTCGACCTGACCTGTTTACGGACATCGTCGACATCGCGACCACTGCTGGCGCAGCTGTACAGTCTCTGCCTGCCGAAGCGATCCGACTGGTGGACATCTTCCAAGTGAAGAACGGCAACGCGATCACTGAGGTTGATCGTGAGACGATGAACCGAAACTACCCCGGCTGGATGAACGAGGCGTCTGGCACGCCAGTCAATTTCATGCGGCACGTCAAGAACCCAGACCGCTATTTTCTCTACCCCCGCCCTGCAGCGGGGGTCGTTCTTGTCGGAGAGTACGCCAAGAGCCCGATCGACTATACGCTCGACGCCTCGATCGACGTCATCTCAGACACGTATTTCCCAGTGTTGGTGGATGGCGTGGTCTACCTTGCCGAGTCGATCGACGACGAGCATGTTCAGTCCGGCCGGGCCAAACTGTTCTACGACAGCTTCGTGGGGCAGCTGGGCGCCGGGTTGCAGAGCCGCAAGATTACCGACACGAAGCAGGCTGGTATGGATAAGGGCGAGGTGATCTGATGCCGACGCGACTGTTCACCGACCTGCTTCCGAAAGTGCTGCCCAGTGTGCCCGGGTGTCCGCAGCCTCTGGCAATCCAGCACATCCGTGATGCAGCGATCAGGGTATGCGAGCGCACACTTGCGTGGCGGTACACGCAGCCCAAGTTCAACCTCCTGCCGGGGGTCCACGAGTACCTGTACGACAAGCCGGGCGACAGCGAAATCCACGTTCTGTTCGGCACGATCATGAATGACTCCCCGCTGGAAGTCCTGATCCTTGAGCAGGCCATCGCCAAATATCCGGAGTGGGCTGACCTCTATAGTGGCGAGGACCCGTCTGTCCTGTGGAGCCAGACCGCCCCCGGCTCGTACAACAGCTTTGAGTACAACGAGAACCTGTTCAACGACAATGAGCCCTTCGTCCTGCCTGAGGCCGTGGTGGCCAAGGCGGCACAGCCGCGCTCTGTCACGCAACTCAGCCCTGACAAGTATGTCGTGCTGCCGCTGCCGGATGCTGAGCAGACCTATGCTATACGGATGTTCTACGCACTGAAGCCCACCCGCACCGCGGCCGGCATGGATCAGGTGGTCTTCAACGACCTTGAGGAAGTCATCGCGCACTCGGCGCTCCAGAACTTGCTCGTGATGCCGGGCGTAACGTGGTCTGACCGTGAGCTTGCGGTCTACCACGCCAAGCAGGCATTGTTTACGACGACTGAGCGCCGTGCCCGGGCCAATCTGGGCAACATGCGTGGCACGATGGTTGTCACAGCCCCAAAGTTCGCGTGAGGTAGACAATGGCAACGCCCAAGTTCAGCAACAACGCAACAACCACCACGGTGGGACTGCTTAGCAGCGCGGCGACGACCATCGTCGTAGCTCCGGGCACGGGCGCCCTGTTTCCGGCGCTTGGGGCGAGCGATTACTTCAAGGCGACCCTGCAGGACACCAACAATAACTTCGAGATTGTGCAGGTGACTGCTCGCGCCGACGACACAATGACGGTTGCACGGGGGCAAGATGGCACTCTGGCGATCCCTTTCGCGGCTAATAGCCGTTTTGAGCTTCGAGTTCTTGCGAGTAGTGCGCAAGAGTATCTCGACAGCATCGACTTCCTTCTATTGTGAGGACACCATGCCCGTCATCCTGAAGAACAACGCGTCCAGCATCCTCGCTACTGCGGTCAGCGCGTCCGATACCGGCATTGTGGTGGTAGACGGCAGCCAGTTCCCTACCGTCCCGGCAGCGAACTACTTCTACGCCACACTGGTTTCGCAGGCAGGGACAACTGAGATCGTCAGGGTCACGGCACGGGCGGGCAACTCCATGACTGTTGTACGTGCACAGGACGGCTCCACAGCGGCCGGTTTCCAAGTGGGCGCGCGCGTCGAAATGCGGGT